AAACTGTATCTATGCCTGGGACTCCCAGTCGTGGACGAGTTGACGACGCTATCAGGCAGATCGCCGCAGATAGAGCGGCTGCGGAAGGTTTAACTAATCTTTACGATGTTCGTTCTGGCGGAAGAGTCAATCCGTTTGAAAGTGCTACTAGTGGTGCTGGCACCTTTACGCAAGGTGCTAATTGGGTACCACCCGATGTTAGTCACCTCGGAAGGTTGCGGGAACCCACAGGGGTTCCAGTTCCAGGTGCTTTAGATAATCTTCAAGCTCTTGTTGAGGGTGCCGTTGCGAGGGCTACTCAGCCTCAAGGTGGGTTAGGTGCTTTGGAGGGTGAGACTGCGGCAACGCAACGTAGCCGCACCCCGATACGACGTTTCGGTTCTGATTTAAGTGATTTAGAAAGTTTGCCTTACGGTGCCCCTGCTGCGTCTGTAACTCCTGTAACTCCTGTAACTCCTATAACTCCTGTAACTCCCGTAGCCCCCGTAGCCCCTGTAGCGCCTGTAGCGCCTGTAGCGCCTGTAGCGCCAGGAGCGCCTGTAGCGCCTGGCCCTGCTCCCGCTCCTGTAAGCGACACTATTCGTTCCCTATATGGTGAGATGTCTACTCGTGATTTCTCCGACATGCTTCGCTCCATGATGACTGAACGGGAAACAAATCTGAAAGATTTGAACAAGCAGTCTGTGGAGCAGCTTGCTGCCAGTGTGCTACGACGCACGGGCCAAATCGGTGACATTAAAACAGCGTTGGAAACAGAGCTTGGTATTTTGGATGCTGATCGTGCTGGTGTGCAGCAGGGTCTTGTGGATGCTGTGGCGCTTCGTGCCCAGGAAATGCAGTCTGGTACGGAAGCTAGTTTGACTGCTGCCCGTGAGGGTCTTGGCGATCAGGTCACTGACGAGTTTGAGAAGATTGCCCAAATTGTGGGTTCTCAGGCTGGGTCGCAAGCTGCGTCATCGCAGGATGCGATGGCTCGCTTGGCTCAGATAGGAGATATGAGCGCAAGGGAGCGGTTGGCTGCTCCTGCGCAACTGGCTGCTGAATCCGAGTTGGCTTTGGGTGATGAAGAGTTCGCTTACACACAGCAGTTGCAAAGCAATCTGAGTGAGGCGTTAGCTGGGTTGGATGCTGAAGAGTCTGAACGCATTATTGGTGAGGCGATGCGTCAAGAGAACTTCAATGTGGGTCGGGATCAGAGAATGATTGAGGCTCTTGTTGGTGATTTGGTTCGGAAGGATACGCAGGCGTGGCAGTCTGGTGAAGCGCAGCTTGGCCGTGATTTCCAGGCTGGGGAATCCCAGTTGGGTCGTGACTTCTCAGGGGAACAAGCACAACTTGGGCGAGACTTCTCCGCTGAGCAAGGTTTACTTGGCCGTGAGTTCTCCGCTGAACAAGCTCTTCTTAGTCGGACCTTCTCGGGTAAACAGTCTGCTTTGAGTCAGGCGTTTCAAACTACGGACCGAGAAGCTGCCCAAACCTACAAGTCTGAGCAGGCTGAAATTGTTCGGGCTGCTAATGAAGATGCTGCAAGGTTGCAGCAAGAGGCAGCGACGATGGCTGCTGAGGCTGAAGCTGCCGATGACCAAACCGCAGCCGATCTATACAAAGTCGATGTCGCCATTTGGCGGCAAATGGGTGCCACCGAGCGTGAATCGTTGCGTAACGATTGGATCGAAACGCAACGCCTTGCAGGTATCGGTCAGGAAGCGTTCCCGATGGGAACGATGCAGAACCTTCAACAGAAGTATCCGAAACTTGACCCTGATTTCTTTATTCATGTGAATGCGATGTTGGGTATTGACACATTGAATGCCGAAGAAGATGCTCAGAAAAGACGAGATGAGTATCTCGAAGGGTTGCGTACTACCGATGCGTTTGGTGCTAAAGGTTTGTCCGTGGCTGAGACTTCGATGATTGACACTCTGTACGCAGAGTTGGCAAGAGATGTTGCATCAGTGGATCTCAGAAATGTGAGAGAAGCTATTGATTCTGAGAATACGAGACAACGAGAGCGTGCAAGCGCATTCACTAGATAATGGGGCTGCATGGCAGTATCAACCAATCGGAGCCGCATATCCGAAATTCTAGGAACTGACAGCAAACCCAAAAAGAAACCTTTATACGGTGACCCGAACATTGCTACAACGGGTTCTCGTGTAGCGCAAGTCTTGGGAGTTGAGACTCCTCAGATTGCGCAACAAGAACTCTATAAGCCCGTAATCGGACCCTCCACCTACAACTGGGTGGAAGAAGGCCACATAAATGCTGCTACTCCTGCGTGGCAGAAAGTTCTTGCCTCTGGACCTGTAGGCGGCTTCTTCAATGCGATCCAAAAGCCTTTGGCTTTGGGTTCGTCGTTGGCTAAAGAAAGCATTGACATGGCTACAGGTCAAGGCTTCGACTTTGGTGATTTGCGTCAGCAGTACAACGAGAACTACACCTTTGGCCGTTTACTCCATGACTACGATTTGATGCAGAATCGTAATAGCGGGTGGCAGAAGTTTGGTGCAGCGTCGGTGGGGTTCCTTGGTGACGTTGTATTCGATCCTCTTACCTATATCGGTTTGGTTGGTAAGGGTGCTGGGTTCGCTGCGAAGTTGGCTTCGGGTGGTGCGAGAAACCTTTCTCGTAAAGCTGTGGGTGAGAGTCTGAAGAAAATGACGTTGAGTCATATTGCTCGGACTGCGGGGGATGATGTTGCCCGCACATTGGGTGACGACGTATTTATGCAGGTGGGTGACGCTATTGCTAGCGGCGCAGCTAAGAAAGCTGGTACTAAAGGTTTACGAATCGGGAATGTCACTATAAAGCGTGGCCGCAAGGGCGGCTACCAGATGGATGTTTGGGCCAGGGAAGGTACCGAAGAAGGAACAAAAGAAGTTCTTGCTGGGGCGGTCAAAATTGGTGACTCTGTTGCTGATGATCTAACCGATTTTTATAGGATTTCAAGTAAGGCTCAGCAGAAGGGTGCCAGTCTTATTGAGCCTGACGAGTTGCGGCGTGCTGCTGGGTTTATGGCTCGTAGTGAGTTAGATACTGCTGGTCGTACTGTTGGTTCTAAGGGGTATCGGGGTGCGTTGTTGTCTGCCGATGAGGCAGCCAACTTGAAAGTGGGGATTGGTTTCAAAGTCCCTGGTACTGGCCCTATTGGTCGGGCGCTTCGGATCGCTGATCCGATCACTAATGCGATTAACAAAGTTACTCGTAGGGGTGTAAGCGCTCCTGTTGGTATTCGGGTGATGACTTCTGAGACTCCGATTATTGGCAAGATTGCGATGAGTTTGCCTCGCGGTGTGCGTCGGGCTGTGAATCGTGCTGGGCTTTCTAAGGCTGGTAAGGCTTTGGTTGGTGGACGCATGAACGCTTTGAAGCGGAAGTTGCGTGAAACTAATGATGCGGTACTGATTCAGCAGGGTAAACGTGCGATTCATGCAGTAGCTCGGGGTACTTCTATTGGTCGTAGAGCCAAGCCTGTGATGATGAGTCTTGTTAATGACTTGGCTAAAACGATTGATGCTGTTGGGGCTGACCCCACAACTGTGTATCACGCTTTGGGTGGAGATCTTGACGCACAGGCAGCACTCAATAAGATTGATTCCGATTTGTTGCCTGAAGCTCAAAGGGTTGTTGCGGCTCTGCGGGATGAAGCAAACAAACTTGGTGGCCGAGAATTTCTTGCTGACACAGAGAACTATGTTCCTCGTCAATTAACTGATGAAGCATTAGATGGTAAAAGATCTCAGCGAGAGTTAATTGAAGAAGCGTTAGAAGGCAGCGGAAGATACAACAAACGGGTTCACAAACGTAAGGGTGAAAGATATACGCCTACAGGCCCCGAGATGCGCCGAGGGTATGTCGATAGTGAAGACTTTAAGACAGCGGCAAAAGCTAAAGCGGCTACTGACAAGATTTCGGTAGAAGAAGCTGCTGACATTTTAAGGAAAGACGGCACTCTCACTGACCATTTCTTTGGTGAGGAACTGCATAAGCCTGGTTCCACTGTTGATGGCGAAGTTATGGGGTCGGTTGAGAAACAGATAGCTGACATCATTGAACGTAACGGTGGCGACTATTCGCTGTTCGTTGATGACATCAACGTGGCTCTTAAAGGTTGGGTGGATCAGGTTTCTCCTCGTGTTGGTGAGGTGGCAACTGAGACTATCTTGACGCAGGACGGCATCATTATTCAGCGTTTGGCTGAGTATGCGAAGTTCCCTTCTGCTGCTGCGGTGATGGCGTCGAAGAAGTTGAATAGGGCTGAGGAAGTCTGGTCTGCTGCGACAGCAAAAGTTATTGAGCGGGCACACAAGTTCCAACATGCTGTTGGGGAGGAGAAGGCGTTAGCGAAGCAGGCGTTGGAGGAGGCGCAACGAAATGCGGATCTTGCTGAAGATGCTGTCGATGCCGCTGTTCGTGAAGAGGCAGAAATCTTTTCTCGTCAATCTGGATTGCAGCAAGAGATTATGGGCGGGGACGCCGAGTTGGACGACATTCAACGGGTGTTGGATGAGGTCGAAGGAAAGATCCCTGAGTCCGAAGGTGAAGAGCTTATTCGGTTGGAGGCTGAACGTCAGGATCTTGTTCGTAAGTTAGATCGGGTGGCGTCGAATCCGAAACGGATTCGGTATGCCTATGAAACTATTGCGTCTGGTACGGCACGCAAGATTCATATCGAACAGCAGCTTCGTTCTATCTTTGGTAGTGGCGAAAACTTTGATGAGTTTCAGCGGGTGATGTCTCCTTATGATGCGTCGGTTCCTGAAGAATTTCCAATGGAGATTACGCTCCCTGATGGGAGCGTACTTAATGAGCAGCAGATTCAAGATGCTATGGGTCGCCTAGAAGAAGTCTTGGATATGGAAGATGCTTCTGGTGTTGGCCTGTGGATGGGTGTCGAACGAGATATCGACATTTTGAATTTAGGGAACCAAGCCAATAATCCAGCTAATAAGGCCGCTTACATGCTGGACAAGATCAATACTGAACTCGATGATGCTGTAGGCGTCGCTCAACGGTACATGGATGTCACTGGTGAAGAGGTTGTTTTGCCTACTCCTGAGGCTGTTATGGAGGCACAGGAAACTATTGCGACTGTGACGGGTGAGTTTGACCAGGCTGTGCAGGCTGGTGATCGTTTGCCTGGGGAGTTGACTGAGTATTTGACGAGTAACCCTGAGGTTGCTCAGGCGTTAAGAACTTATTATGCGTCTGGTGATTTGCCGAGTCCTACTTATTTGCCTGATATGGGTGCTTTGGATGGGATAGAGCAGCAGGTTGGGGCGAAGATTGCTGGGCGTTTGAACGAGTTGGGTGATGAGATTGGTGCTCGTGGTTCTCAGTTGAATTTGTCGTATGTGGATGGCAACGGCAAGGAACAGGTTTTGACTGTTCGGGATTACGTGTATTTGCGTCAGATGCGTAATGCGATTGAGGCGCAGAAGAATACTGCGCAGTTGCCTATTGGGTTTTCTCGTCCTGGGATTGACGAACTAGATGTTGATTGGGCATCTCAGGCTGGCACTAATCCTGGTGGTTTTGCTACAGATGCAAATGGGAATGAGTATTACGTCAAACGGTACGACGAGGTGGTGGATGAAGGGGGTCCAGTTCCGAAATTAGATGAAGATGGGAATCCTGTTCCTTCGGTAGATCGTGCTGCTTCTGAGGTGTTAGCTAACGCTGTATATCGTGAGCTTGGGTTTGGTGCTCCTAATTCGTATATGTCGGTTGGGCCTGGGGGTGAGGCTTACCATATTGCTCCTCTGATTGAGGATTTCCAAACTGCCCAACTGTTGCAGACGGCTGATGCTGCTGGGAATCTAAATCCAAACCTTGTTACTTGGGATAATGATATTTCTGATTTGTTTGTTTGGACTGACCCGAACACGGGCGCTCAACGAATGGGAAAAACTCCGCCTCCAAATGCGACTGTCTATCCGTTAAGTGAGGTCGTTGGTCAAGGATTCATGGCCGATGTGTTGCTTTCCAACTGGGATGCTATGGGCCTGGGAGCCGACAACATCGGCATAACACCTTGGAATTTGCAGGAGGCTTCTGTTGTTCGGATTGACAATGGTGCAGCTTTCTTTAATAGAGCGCAAGGGATTCCGAAGTCGGGAGGTGGTTGGGATTGGCGTGCTGTTTCTGAGCTAAATGATCCTGGGCGCTTTCAAACTGCGATGGTGGGGGGTATGCCTGACGCTGGGTTGCAAGCGCAACAGTTAGACCATCTCCTCATGTTGCGTGCCCGCTATGGGGGTTGGGAGGGCTTTGTTAAACGTCACGCCCCAGATTTGTCGGAAGATCAGATCCGACAGTTCTCCCAGTTCTTAGAAGTTCGTTCCGAAGTTTTAGCTGAAACTTTCAATAAACCATTCTTGGATGCTGGGTCTACGGATTTGCGTAAGTCTGCTTATTTCTCTCAAGGGTTTGGGGCTGACGATATTGACGAAGCATTTGACGGATTTGTTGGTGCTCCAGATGCGTATGGTCCGAAACAGCAGACAGCCCAGAAGGAGGGGTTTCCTGCTTGGATGACTGACGATGAGGAAACTCAAGCTATTGGACTTTTCTCATTGGGACTGTCACGGTACGGTAGCGCAGAAGAAAAAATTACAGACGCCATACGTTTGAATAACGTTTCTGCTGTATCGGTAGAAAGAGATTTAGAAGTTCTTCTTGCTCTTGACACCTGGATGAACAGCGCAGGTGGGGAAATCGACGGCCTCCCAGCTTCCTACAAAGAAATAGCTTTCAGAGATTTTGAGGGGCCTGATGGGGGGCTAGAAGTAACACAAGAATTGAGTTGGAGGGATCACGAAGATTTGTGGGGCACCGAAGTTCCCGACAACGTTTCTTACGGTGTTGTCATTCTTGATGACAGAAACAATGTAGTGCTGAGAATGCCTACTGATGGGGCTGATGGGGAACCATTTGGTGGGGTGAAGTGGACGTTTCCGAAGGGTCGCCCTGATGGGGGTGAAACGCCTTGGGAGGTTGCTACTCGTGAAGCGTTTGAAGAAACAGCGCTAGATGTAGATATTGTTGCACCTTTGCCTGGGGAGTTTCAGGGGAGTACGGGATCGACATTCTATTTTGTTGGACGTATGCGTCCAGGGGCACAATTACCTAATGATGTCATGGGTGGGGTTGGCAGAGCGCCGTCGGTGGGTGGAGCGATGGCTCCAACTGCTGGTTCGTTAGCTGTTGGTAGAAATTTAGAACCCGAGCAGCTTGCCAATGTCCAAATGGTATTGAACCATATGACCCGTGAGGGTGCCCCGAACGTTTGGAACGAATACGCACGGTTAGCTGAAGATATGTGGGGCGACAAATGGGGTTACAACATGACTCCTGGGAATGTTGCTTATGGTGCGGGTGGGGATGTTTACAAGTTGACTGCAAATGTTCCGCAGGGTGCCGAGAACATTAAGATTTATGGTTTACCTCCTCGGGAAGCTCAGTTGGCGGCGCAACTTAGTTTGCAAATGGGGTTGGAAACTAATCCTGGGAAGCTGACTTCGATAGCTGAACGGTTAGAGGCGGTGGTTAGCAGAGGCAAAAAAGAAATGGGTGTCGGCCAGATCTCAGACATTCAGCGTTATGGGATGGAAGGTTTAGCTCCCATGATGACCGATCAGTGGGCACGAGTCTTAGATCAAGATAGCGAGTTAGCTACAATTCTGATGGAGCGGATGATGCTAAATAAAAGCATTAAGCCGCAAACAGCAGAAGCGTTCACCCTTGCTAAGCGTTTGGGTACGTTCAAATTGGTAGCTGATGAAGCTGTGGCTCCTGAAGTTGCGGTTTTAATTGACCGTTTAGCTTCGATGGAGACTGGTGAGCGATTGGACTTGGCTATCAACCTTGTTGAGATGGACCTCTCTCTTGAAGATCTATTAACTGAAGATGGTGCCTCTGAAGCGTTTGCCTTTTTGAAAGGGCTGGATTCAAGTACCTCCAATTATTTGGATAACCGTGCTGAGGCTCACCTGAGAGTAAGAGAGTGGGCCGTAGATGTTGATAATGCTTTTACGGGTGCTCAAGATGATGCTTCCGTTTATACGTCGCTGAACACCTCTGACTCGTATCGTGCGAAACCAGTGGAATTTCAGGCTTCGCAGGGTAGCGCAGAAGAACGGGTTGCCCGTTTGCACGCCCAATTCATTGATGTGTATAAAAGGACGTTAGCTAACGACGGTTACTCGATGGCTGCTTGGATGAATCGTGGGGATGCCTTTCCATCGACTATCCCTCATGGTCCGAAATTGGGTGATCCAACTACAGGAGCTAAGGCCCCTGTACCTAACATAATTGCGGTTAATCCCATGTCCTTTAGTTATGACTCGATGGCAGGGAACATAAAGTTTGGAGAGAAATTTGAAGCGTTTGCTGGTGCTCAAACAACCTCCGACTTTGTAGGCGCTCCTCAATACATGGAAGATTTTGAACGGATGATGGATGCTCAGATGGTGCCTTCACCTGAGCCTCTGAATCTGGAGGAAGATGCGTTAGAAGCGTTGGTTGCTCGGCAGAGTGAAGTGTTGGCTACTGTCGAAAGCACAAAAGCGGAGTACTCAAATTCTGTGGCGCAGTTAAAATCTGCGGAACGTCGTTTAGAGGAGGCTGTGGTTGATGCTTCTGAGAAACAAGCTCACGCTGTTGTGCAGCGTCAGGTTGTTTCAGCATTAGCGGATCAAGAAAACACAGTCAATCGGGCGTTGGAAGCGTTGAATCGTTTGGGTATTGGTGAGGGTGTTTCCTTGGACGATATAGCTGACGACGATTTGATTGCGTTGAATCAAGCCACAAAGATTTTGATTCAGAGTGACGCAGATATGAATCGGTTGGCTTTCAGTGAGATTGAGGAAGGCGCTGACGGTTGGTTTGATTTGATTAGTAAGACTGCGGAGCAGCGTGCCGATATTCACCGTATCGGCAATAGGGAAACCATTTTGGATGATGCTTTTCATGCTGGGTGGAAACCTATGGGAGCCATCTTCCAGGGGCCAGATCGAATAGTTGATTCGATGCAGGCGGCTGAACGGTTTGTTGCTCGTGGGGGTGCTAAATCGTTTTTCCGTAAGTACGACAAGTTGCATAACTTGTTGCGTGGCTACATGATTATGAAGCCTGGGTTCCACATGAGGAACTATTTCTCGGGTGTGTTTATGAATCATCTGGCTGGGATGGACTGGTCGAACTATCGCAGGTACATGCGGGCTTATTGGAAGTTCCAAGAGGAAGAAGCTGTTCGGTTGGGGATGCCCGATAAGGCAGCGAGAATGCGTAAGCAGATGCGTGCCCGTGGTATCGACCCGAGCAATGTAAGCGCTGAACATGTTCAGTATGTTCGTGAGTTAGCTGAGTCGGGCACCTTGGGGGGTGCTGGCGCTCAGGTTGCTACGGAGTTTGTGGATACTTCTTCTGGTGCTGCTGGTAAAGCCACCGTCAGGATTGGTGGAAAGAAAATCAATTTGTTGGCTGCCGCTAATCCAGCGTCGTCACAAAACTTTTTGTTGAAGTTGTCTAAGAACACGGGTATGGCAACGGAAACGTTCTTGCGTGGGGCTTTGGGGTTTGACACTCTTTACAAGGGGTTGTCTCCTGACGAAGCGTTTGAGAACGTAATGAAATTCCATTTCGATTACGATGATCTGTCGGACTTTGAACGGAATGTCATTAAGAAAGTTGTTCCGTTCTATACGTGGACTCGTAAGAACATGCCGTTGATGATGGAGATGGCTGCTCGTCGGCCAGCGGTGTTCAACAAGTACAACTCGCTTAAGAAAGAAATGGAGTACGGGCAGGAACGTCCACAGATTGTTCCTCAATGGATGGAACGTCAGGGTGCTATTCAAACTCCGTGGAAGTATGAGGGGGAGAGTATGTTTATTCTTCCTGATCTTCCGTTCAAAGCTCCGATGGAGCTTCTTGATCCGTCGCTCAGGTTCACTACAGACGAGTCAGTGATGGATCGCATACAGACGGCGTTGGGGACGTTAGGTACCCAGATCACTCCGTTGATTAAAGCTCCGTATGAGTGGAAAGCTAAACAGAATCTTTGGAAGGGCTACAACTTTGATGGGGGGTATGAGGTTGTTCCTCGTGCCTATGCCAAGGTTCCATTCTTGATGGACGCTTTGGCTTTGCCTGGGATTGCAGCAAAGAACAGTAAGGGCCAGTGGGCGATGAAGGATTATGAGCTTCACGCTATGGGTCAGTTGTTGCCTACGTTGACTGATTTGCGGCGGTTGTTCCCTGATGAGGAGCGCTATCAGGAGCGGTCGGTGTCTACGTGGATTTCGTTTGTGTTTGGTGCGGGTCTGAGAACTAACACTAAATGGGAGCAGGATATGGAACGTAGATCTCGTGCGTATGAGATGGGTGATGAGATGAAACAAGAACGCTCATTGTCGGGGGCACGACTGTAGGGACGAACTACCCTATGGGTATGCAGTTCATTTCTCGATCTGAATGGGGAGCTATTGACTCTGGTAAGGGGTTGAGTAACTTTCGCCGTGTACCTGTGGGAATTGTCGTTCATCACACAACGGGTTCTGCGTCCTCTCCGTGGGATCGCATCCGTCAACACGACAAATATCACGTAAAGACTCGTGGATGGAACTCGATTGCTTACAACTGGCTGGTGTCTGGTGAGACTGGCGAGATTTTTGAGGGTCGTGGTTGGAAGCAGGGTGCAGCTACGAAAGGGCAGAACTCTACTACTACTTCTATTTCCTATATTGGTTCAGGTGATGATCTAACCGAGAAGGGGAAGGAGGCGATCCTTACCGTCATAGAGGCAATGCGGGAACAGTATGGCGACCACTTGTGGGTCAAATGTCATAGAGATTTCGGCACCACTTATTGCCCTGGGGACGGTTTAGCTACCTGGATTAAGTCGGGTATGCCGATGACGGATTCGTCTACTTCCCTGGATTGGGATGTGAGGTTGGAGGAGATGGAGTCTTTGGGGGTGGACTTCCGTCGTGAGCCTTTGCGTCGTGGATCTAAGGGTAAGAATGTGGCTGTTTTGCAGGCACGTTTGAATGAACGCATTAACGCACAACTTGTAGTTGATGGCGTGTTTGGCAAGTTAAGTGAGTCCGCTGTTCGCGAGTTTCAGTCTCATTATCCGATTCGTGTTGACGGTCGGGTTGGTCCTGTTACTTGGCGATATTTGTGGACCGTTTAAGGAGATGTTTTGTTTAATCTAAGTTTTTTGCGTGACACTTTTGAGCGTGGGTTTGCCACGTTCTGTCAAGGTTTTGTAGGCGCTATGGCTATCCCTGGTCCTGATTGGAGTGACTCCCTGAAGATTGGTGCTGTTGCTGCTGCCATTGCTATTGGTAAGGCTATTGCTGCTACTCGTGTCGGGGATTCCCGTTCGGCTTCTTTGGTTGAATGATTGTGGATGCCGACTCTGAAGAAACTAAGTGGAGTGAGTGGTCGGAGGAGTACGGGTATGTTGCATCAGAGATCTATAAAGAGATAAAAAATAATTCTCATTTGTTGGATGTCGCTGACGGGAATCATGCCAAGTGGCATGATGACTCGTTGGCGGTGATGATGGTGTTGCCGTTTGAGCACGCTATGGCGTTCTCTGCTGAGTCGTTAATGAACGATTTTGAGAACAGTCCGTTGCATAGTCATGTGTTTGCTGTCATCACTGGTCTGATTCTTGCTTCGGCTGAGGCAATGGATGAGTCAGATTATGAACCAGATGAGTAGGAACAGTAGGTATTCTCTAATCACGGGGTGATTCTCTAACGTGCGTTTGAGTTTTCTGAGGATGTAGTCACGTTTACGTGCCACTGTTGTTTTGGGGATGTTGAGCATTCGCTCTACTTCCCGAAGGCTGCGCCGTTCGTACAGGAGAGCGTTCAGTAACCAGATTTCCCACTCATCTAGCTGATCGAAGGCGTCTAGTACGGCGTCTTGTAGCTGTATGCGTTCTTCTTGTGATTCTTGGAGGGCTGCGTGTGGTTCGGCTTCTTGAAGTATTTCTATTTCAGTTTGTTTTTGGTGGGGTTTGCCTTGGCCTCTCCACGCCAGGTCAAGAGGATCAAAGGGAAATTCCTTCTTGACCATACCCCCATGCTATGTCTGCTGGGATTGCGTAGTATTCCTTACCCTCTGGAAAATATTTTATTTGGGATTGAAGGCAAAGATCCCGAATTGTGTGGAATTTGAGGAATGTGTGCCGATCAAACATGGAATCGTAAACAAAAAGTAATACTTGCATTTGTTGATGCCACCAAGACAGAGCTTCTAACTTGTCTAGTTTCATGTGGATCTCTTGGCTACGCCCAAACCCTTGCACTTCGACTAAATAGTTTTCGGTGAGGTAGTCGGGTGTGTAGCAGATGTGGCGGGGCACATGGTGTAGGGGGAATGGGGGACGGTTCAGTCCGTAGCGTGCGTAGGGCCACGGTGTGACCTCTTCAAATTTGCCTTCGGCTAGGTCACCCATTTTGTTGAGGCGTTGAGCGAACTCTAGTTCTTTGAACGTCACGTTTTTTCTGCCTGTACCCAAACTACATCTCTGTCATTTACGATCACTCCTGCTTTTTGTAAACCGTCGGCAGCGAGTTTGACGTAGTTATCTAGGTCGCCTCTCAGCTTGGGTTTCTCCCAATCTGGCAGCGACGTAATTTTGACGTAAGTGTTTTCGTTGGTGAAATGTAGTTCAAGTTTTATTGGACCCTCGAACACTGGATGATTGTCGCCTACAGCTTCAACGATCCGATCTTCTGCTTCGACGGTTTCTTTGGGTGTGTATGCCCTGCCGCTGCGTGTCATTCGGGGGCGACCCTTTGTGCGGGGTCGTCCTTCTATAACAATTTCATACGGTGCGGCTGGCTTTGCGTTCGGCGTCGTCAACGAGTCGTTGCATTTGTCTGTCCCCATCTCGCCTCCCCATAAATTTTGGGCCTTCGTCGTACCATTGTCCTAGGCGGGAGTCTAGGTCGTTGGTCCATGAGACTACATCGCCACGGTCGAACCCTAGTTCGAACATGGCTCTGGCGAATCTGTTGAGGAATCCGTGTCGTCCGTGTCCTGCTCCGTGTTGTCTGTAATATTCGACGGGGCCGTTGCGGTACATCATTAGTGCCAGTCCTCGTAGGCGTGAACCATCTATACGCATGAGTGGTTCTTTGCTGTAATCTCGGGGTGGTGGCAGGTCAGGTTCGGGGTCTTGGTATAGCTCTGCTGCTCGTTCTAGATCTTCTGGGGGGGTACGTTCTGCTTCGGCTCCTATTATGAAATCCCAAATGTCGTAGGTTTCTCCCGTGTTGGGGTTAAGTACGATTTGTCTGCCGTTGGGTCGTTGTCCTCCGTAGGGTAAACGTATGTAGTTTCCTGGTGGGCCGTCTAGCCAGTCTGATTTGGGGTATACGGCGTCGTAGTCACCACCTGCGAGTTGCATTACGGCTTGTAATGCTTTGCGCATGAGGGTGGTGCGGGTCCATTGTTCTGTGAATACCCATACGTGGTATCCCTTGCTTCGTGATCGTTCTAGCCATGCTGTGATTCCGAGGGCTTCAAATAGTTTGATTGCGTTTTTGGCAATGATTTCTGAATCTTCGTCGCCTTCGTCTATGTCGATGGCACCCCATTTGCACATCCATAGTTCTCGTTGCATTTCGTGGTAGACGGGTCGCGCATCTAGCTCGGTTGTGGATTGCACGAACCCTGCTGGCCCTGTGTGTTGTTTGTGGGGGTCATAGACCATCGGATAGATCCCGATCATCTCATGGCCTTCTAGGTGCCTCTCAAGGGATTCTGTGGATACGGGTACCCATCGGCACCCACCAGAGTCGGTGCCGTGCGCATACGGGAACCCCTCGAACACGTTCCCAAAGACTTTTGCGGCGTCGCTATCCATCGAATGTCCCTTGTTCCCAAGCGATTCCTGGTTCTAGGATACGTCCACTGCTGTCTATGGTGAGGTTTACCTCAGCTTTTTCCCCATCCCCTGCCTTGTTTTTCCACAGGCCAGCGGAAACTTCGTCCTCATAATAGGCCCGAGTTTCCTCATCCAAGTTCGTGTCATCCCAACGACGCCACGTTTCAATTAAGAAATGGCTTTCACTTGTGGATGCGTACCTGCCCGCCTCCAAACCACCAGCCTTGCCACGGTTCCCCGTGCCTCTACCTGATTGGTGGATGATGACACCCACCAATCGCCAGTCAGATACCAGTTGTTTGAATGATTCAATCTTGGCTTGGACGCTGGCTGCGTCCCCCGATTCTCCTCCTCTAATCAGTTCAAGGAAATCGTAAACCAAAACTTCTGGCCGTTTACCTCCCCACAGAGTGGTGGACGCAATGCGTAACGCTTTGTCTAAGTCGTCCACGCTCATACCTGTGGACTCGAAATGCAAATTGGTTTCGTCTTGCATGATTTGTTCGACCCGTTCCCATGCCTTGGGATCTTCGCGGATCAGCCGAGTGATCCATTCTTTCTGGTCATACTCCAAACGAATAGACGAGTACCGTCCCCAAAACATTGTTTCCGTTTCATCGGGGCTGACCCACAGGGTGCGATGGTTTCTGTTCTTGGCAACCATGTTCATCGCCAGCAACGTTTTTCCTGTATGCGATCTACCTATCAAGGTCACTAACTGCCCTGGTCTGGCCCCGCCAAGTGTGGCCTCATCAAAAGACCTGACCCCGAAACTCCATTCATTACCAGCACGTAGGTCATGCCGCATACGACGAACTTGTTCGCCTTTAGAAGTAAATAATCTGCGTAGATCTTCGGGGGAAACCCCCTCAACCACAGGTGGTTCAGTTTCGGGAGGAGCGGGTGCGACCGCAGAAGTCGCCCCCGCCACAAGTTTCCTTGCTTCCTCCAAACTGATTTCTTCAGCCACTAATCCCAGCTAGCCAACCCTGCGGGTCCACTGGCTCAGGACGCTCAGGCCACGACCACGGGGTGTTCTTCTGTAGTCCAGCGAAGTAACCACTCTTACTTGCAAGAGGATGGTTACCGTCGCCTTGACCAACAAAGGCTTGCCCATCTTCACCGACAGACAATCCTTTTTTGAGTTTGAAGTCGCCTAGTCCACATTTTCCTGTTTTGGTTTGCGGAATGTCTTTACCTCGCATCGAATCTGCCCAATAGTCGCCAGGAAACTGACGAACCCCTGTTTGAAAGAGCTTACGGATTGCCTGGTTATCCATAAACGCAGAATCTTTGGACGCATACACAACACCAGCATTCTTCTCAGCCATAAATATTTTGTGCACTCCGTCGTAGTCATCATCATCTAGGTACAAGCTCTGCTTACGAGTCCCACCTGTGAATGCCTGATTCACTTTCGCTACAGCTTGAGCTTCTAGCTGTACCGCTGCTGCTACTGGAGCAAGTGATCCTAATTGGGTTTTGACATCCGTAAGGATGTTCGTCAGCGCTGCGGCATTATCCGTCAACGTCGTCAAAATATCCTCGTTAGGATCTGTGGTGTTCATTGTTACCTGCGCTGCTGTCAACTCGACAGCACCTTTCAGGATCACTTGGGCTTCTATACTCTCCCGCTCATGCGGTTCCATTGGTTTCCATGCCATATCAGTTTGCGCCTCCTATTGTTGCGCCTTTGCACCGTGCCCACGCTGGGCACCATTTCTCGGAGCACCACCAACCATCGTCACCAAGCGGGTACGTTCCCACTTGCTGTTCCACGATGCGGCATAACCCCAAGACCTTTTGACGTAACCATTCAGTATGGTTTTTGTCTCGAACTATATCCATGCGACCAACCCCTTTAGGGTGCATGATCGCATAAGAGAAATTAGAAATGTCTTTTGCCCAGCAGTAGGCCATTGACTGAACATCCCATCTTTCGTACTGCCATTTCTCCCTGCTGTAGTCACGGCCAGGGAACTTCCAGTCCCACAGCCTGTCCTCTTCTACTAGGTCAATCGTCCCTGAGAAGTTGACGATCCTGCTGTCATCTTCATGGAAAGGTAAATTGAAATATTCTTCGACTGCTACTGGCTTTAGGCCAGGCAGAACTTCGGTGCGCCACGACTCGATCTTGCGTAGCCCCGCTGCGTAAGCGCTCTCACCTGAATAGCTGTGCCACACCTCTATGGTGGGGAGTAGCTCCTCCCAATGCATCTCGAATGCGTCAACCATGTCCTGCTCAGTCATCTCTCCTCCCCCTATGCGGGTGTTGAGAGCGTCCTCTGCGACTGCGTGACAGGCAGTACCCAGTGTGGCGGCGTCTTTTGTTTCTTCGCTTACAAGTCCAAAGATAGTGTTTCGGAATCTTTCTAAGCACATATCGGCGGTCTTGATGGAGGATTGGCGAACCCAATCGTGGACCCATCGTCCGTCGCTGTCTCTGTGTAGTGGATATTTCTTCATACATCTAGTTTCTCAGGAGGGTGTGACACTGAGTTGGTACTGAGTATCCCCCAATCACCTTCCATGATTGGGGGGCACTTAGTAATTACTGAGTATAGCGAACACCTGCCTCGCGCGCAACCAACGCTACAGACGTTCGGTGTCTCAACTGGTTTCTCGTGCCTTCAAAATCTGTTCCCTAGTGAAAGCATCGTGCTCGATTAGGGGATTGTCTCGCCGCACCCCGCCACGGGGTTGGCGTTCTTTCTTGTACTTAGACCAAGCATTCTGGCATCCCTCGCATCTACAACCGTTGCTGTAATGGTTGCGGGAGGGTTCACCCTTGCAGTTATGCCGTCTTTTTCTTGGCGTACGTGCTTGTCCGTAATTTAATTTCGGCAAGTTCTTTCTCCAATTTCTTAACTTGGGCAGTCAGCGCCCGTTTATCTACCAATAACCGTGCGCATTTGATTCGCAGCTTATACATCATGCTTGCGTCATTAGAATTTTCTCTAGGTGTAGTCAATTCCAGGTGGTCAGGATTACAACATGCCTTGTTGTAGCAATCGTGATGGACTTGCATTCCTTCTGGTGGTAGCTCACCTCGCGAGTACACCCACATCATGCGATGTGTTTGCACATTGTTTTTTGTGCCGCACTCACGGGCAATTACTTTAGAGTTGACGAGTCCGTACCCTGCCTGTAATTGGGTGCGTTGCCACAGGATGCACCCGTAGGGGCTGATCTTGATGTACCCGTTGGCGGGGTTCATGTACCATTCGACTCGTTCTTTGAATGTCATGCGTTGCATGGCGTTCAAAGGAATGTCGGTACGTGGGTGCCCATATAATTTGAAATGACGGTTGTGCCCAAAGCACAAC